CTGATAATCGGGTGAACTCCGGCCCAGAAGCTAAGAGCGTTGGATACGCAAGCTTGGGCGAAACAGCAAGCGGAGCGTACTGGATCATCAATATCACCGTGGTCCATGACGGATCCAGCCCGCTTTGGGTAGCCGATGATATGTTCTATCTTCGAGATCTAAACGGAAAAACTTATGATCCGGACACACCAGCTGAAATCTATGCAAACGCGAATGGAAATTCTCTTCCGTCAACGCTCAATCCTGGCGTGTCGATGACCACGAACCTCGTGTTTGACATGCCAGATTTTGCGACATCCCGACATATTGGGATGAACTATAACCTGGTAGCGTCATACGGACTGTTTGGTTCGAAAGAAACGGTCTTTAACCTGCCTTGATCCATAGATTTCTTTGGCCGCTTTGGCGGCCTTTTTTTTGTTGGAGGTGATCGCGTTGCCTAGTGTCGTCGTGCCCATTGCGTCTGGGACCAACCAAACGGTCACGTGTACCTTGCCGGTGAACGGGGGCAACGTCACGCTCACCTTTTCGTTCATGTGGAACGACGTAGGCGGTTACTGGTTCATGTCGATCACGGACAACAACGGGAACCTGCTCCTTGACGCCATCCCAGTCATCACAGGCCAGTACCCGGCGGCGGACATCCTACGCCAATACCAATACCTGAACATCGGAAGTGCTTATCTAGTCCCTGCATCCGCAGGTTTGCCGGACAACCCTTCGTTCGATGACCTCGGGAGCGACTATTTGCTGGTGTGGACAGATAACGGGGGTTATCTCAGCATAGGAGCGTGAGACCATGGCGATTCAAGTTGATTCGTACGTCATGCAACTCGCGCAAATGGCATCTCAGATTTGTGGGCTCGACGTGAATGTGATCCTCGCACAATGGCAGTGCGAAGAAGGCATCTCAAGCGCGAACTGGCCCAGCAATAATCCAGCGGGTATCACGCCGGGGAATCCGAACGTCGACAAGTTGGCTACTGGAGTCAACGCAGCTGGATTTCTCATTTTCCCCACTCCGGCTGCGGGCGCTCAGGCGTACGCTCTCCTCATCAAGACCGACCCGAATTATGCAGGAATCCGCGCGGCCATCCAAACAGGGAATCCTATTGCCGAAATTCAGGCCATCGTCGCTAGTCCGTGGGACTCGGGTCACTACATGGAGAGTGGTTATAACCACCTCCTAACCGCCTACAACGAGATCACGGGACAGCATATCCAGCTCGTCAATAACACGAACACGAGTAGCTATGCATTCCCAACTGACTCAACCTCGACATCCGGCATCGCGAATCAGGTAACCTTTCCGCCTACCAACTACAGCGTGGTAGCGAACAGCCAACGTACCGGTAATGTCCTCTACGGGCGCCGCTATCGGGTGATCGTGGCGAATTCCGGTGGGATTGCACTCGACGTTTCGGATCTGCACTGCACATTCGACATCCAGTACGTGGTCAATCAGCAACCCCCATTCAGCACCATCGTCATCTACAATCTAAACCCTGTCACCGAAGACTTCATCCTGAACTACGGAGACCGCGTCATCGTGGAAGCAGGCTATGAAGGCAATCAGTATGGCGTGATCTTCGACGGAGAAGTCGTCGAACCCATTCGAGACAAAGAGGACAACGTAACCTATCGCCTCACGATCAACGCATTGGCTGGAAACTCACTGCTCAATCAGTCCTTCGTGAACTTCACACTGAATCGCGGTCAATCTGCGCGGAGCATTGTGCAGAATCTCGCGAGCATGGCCACGCATCCATCGCCGATTGGAGAGCTTTCGCCACAACTGAGCGCAGCACAGCTGCCGCGCGCCAAAGCGGTGTTCGGGTTGACGCGCGACTACATACGCCAGATTGCCCAGGCAAGTAACCTCGCCTTCTATACCAAGAGCGGCGAGATCAATCTCATACACGCAAGTGACCCGCCGAAAGGCGAAATCCTTGACCTTACCCCGGAGAGTGGGCTTATCGGTCAGCCGACACAGCAAGATCTAGGGGTCTCGTTCCGGTGTCTGCTTAACCCAGCCATCCAAATCGGGACGATGGTGCATATCGACAGCAGCTTGATTCAGGCGCAGACCTACCAAATTGGGCAGGTTCCGCGGCCACTGGACGCACAAGGGATTTACCGCGTGGTCGGAGTGGAGCACGTCGGAGACACACGCGGGAATGATTGGTACACCAATTGCGTCACGGTCAGTCAGGCTGGCGGTATCCCGAACATGATCGCATCGAGCGCCTATGGTCCCTGGTGACAAGGGGGAGGTGATGGGATGCTCACCATCAACGACATCTTGCCGAATAATCAAGAAGAGGTCTACCGGACGCTCATGGACACGATTGCGGCAAACATCCGTGTCGCCATTCCCGGCATCATTCAAGCGTTTGACCCTGTTGAGCAGATCGTATCCGTTCAGCCGGCCGTCCGCGAGCGCATTCGCAACCCCGACTTGAGTTACTCATGGGTTAAACTCCCCATCCTGCTCGACGTGCCCATCGTCGTTCCGCGCGCGGGCGGCTTCGCGTTGACGCTCCCGCCAAAGCAGGGGGACGAGTGCCTGATCGTCTTCGGGGACATGTGCATCGACGGATGGTGGAAGTATGGGGGCATCCAGAATCAGCCCGACAAGCGGCGTCATGATCTAAGCGATGGCTTTGCGATTCTGGGTACGTGGTCGCAGCCGCGAGTGTTGTCCAATTACGCAACTGACGCGGCGCAGCTGCGCACCGACGATGGGCAGACGTACATCAGCATGCGGCCTGGTGAGATTGATATTGTTGCAGCCACCGTGAAGGTCAATGGGACGGTGATCTCGCCTTGATCTATCGCAAGTTATCTCCAACAGGGGATTACGTGCTTGGCAGGCCCAACGAGTTCTGGACGGATGCAGACGCCGTTGCACAAGCCATCTACACGAGCCTGAAGCTCTTGCAGGGCGAGTGGTGGGAAGATACATCGGCCGGCTTCCCGCTCTTCCAAGTTGTGCTCGATACGCCGGGCTCTCCCGAACACATACGAGGGATCGATATGGTCGTTCAAGAGGCTATCTTAAATGTCCCAAACGTCCAGGCCATCACGAACTTCTCGAGTGTGTATGACAATACGACACGAACGTACACCATTGAGATTTGCACTGTGGAAACAGTGTTTGGTGAAGTCGCTGTGAAGGGGGTGGCGTTCTCGCCGTGAGCTATTTCGCGCCATACATCGACTCCGCCGGATTCCACATGCCGACGTATCAGGATATCGTCGACCAATTGGTGGCGGATGCCCAGAACATCTTTGGCCAAGATATCTATCTCGGCTACGACAGCCAGGACTATCAGATGATTAGCGTGTTTGCACGCATGATCTATGACTCGTTCCTCGCGGCTCAAGCTGCGTACAACAGTCGTTCGCCTTCCACGGCATTAGGGAGCGCGTTGGACGCCATCGTGGCGGTCAACGGGCTTGTGCGCAAGCCTGCGACTTATTCCACGTGCCAAGTGACCATATCCGGCACACCGGGCACGATGATCGAGAACGGCGTCGTTAGTGACGTGAATGGCTACAACTGGTCGTTGCCGACACCAACTGTGATTGGCTCAAACGGCACGGTGACCGTGACTGCGACATGCCAAACACCGGGCGCCATCACGGCGAACCCAGGGGATATCAACACCATTGTCACGCCGCAGCTTGGTTGGAACTCGGTGACGAATCAGGTCGCCGCAATCCCTGGCACGCCCGTGGAGACCGATTCCGAGTTACGTGCCCGTCAAGCGGTGTCGACTGCGCAACCCAGTCAGAACATGGTCGACAGCCTCATCGCGGGGCTTTCGGCTATTCCGGGCATTGGCCGCTTCCGCGTGTATGAGAACTACACGAGCCAGACGGATGCAAACGGCATACCGCCGCATTCGATTTGGTGTGTGGTGGAGGGTGGCGATGCACAAGACGTCGCCAATGTGATTTGGCTGCGTAAGGGCATCGGCTGCGGCACGTATGGCAGCACAGCGGTCCAGGTCACAGACTCACAGGGCGTCGTCAACACGATCTACTACGATGTCCCACAGTATGTCGACATCGACGTCACTATTAACGTGAAGAAGCTACAAGGATTCACGCAAGACACGCAAACCGCCATTGCGAACGCGGTGTACGCGTATCTGAATAACTCGGAGATCGGCGTGCCTGTGTATAACTCCGCGCTGTGGGGTGCTGCGCTGTCGGCGAACCCGACACCAAACAACCCAACCTTCTCCGTTACAAGCGTCACCGCAGCCGTACACGGGCAAACACAAAGCACCTCCGATATTCCCATCGCCCTGAATCAAGTAGCGCGCGGAAATCTGTCATACATCACGGTCAACGCGAGCTAAGGCAGCGAGGTGAGAGCATGTCGATCGCACCCTATTTGTCGCTCATCACCTCTGAGCACTCGGACAAGCCCAACTACATGGCTTGGTTGTCGGCGCTCCTGCAAAAAGTCGACGATGGCATGTCCGCATCGAATTCGATACCGAGCGCTTTTAGCCTAAATACAGCCGAAGGTGTCCAACTGGACATCTTAGGCCAACTGATCGGTCAGCCGCGGGATATCGGCATCCCGTTGACGAACAGCTCATCGATTCTCGACGACGAACACTATCGTATGGTTTTGCGGTCCAGGATTGTCCGCAACCAATGGGACGGCACGGTCGGAGAGATTTATGATATCTGGAACGCGGCTTTTCCCGGCACGCAACTCGCACTGGTCGACAACCAGGATATGACGATGACGGCCAACATCACGAATCTCGAGGATAACCTATCTGCGGAGCTCGTGACAGCAGGTCTGATCATTCCGAGACCGATGGGCGTCCTGCTCAACATCATGGCGAATACTGGAGTCGTTGACCAAGTGTTTGTCGGGGGTCTTGTGAGTGGAGGAGATGTGATAAAGCTACAAGTGGTCTGAGATCAAGAGCGAGGGCACGAAAGGCCCTCATCTTAACAAAGATTGGTGTTGTCATCTTTTTGTGTTTGTGTTCTTTTTACGTGATCTGGCATTAGATATGAAAACCAGATTTCCGGGTGTTTGCACACCGAACAATACCCTGAGGCTACATATTGTCCATCTTTATCACCTTCAATATGCGTGATGATGAAGTCTTGGTCTTTTCTGCAAATTACACAATGCATCCGTTCTTTCATGTCGTCCACCCCTTTATTTAGCCTTGTTCGTTCTTTCACTATCATCTCCTTGTTCATAGTTGTACCAAATTAAAGTTCGAATGTAGAAAGGAGATGGCACATGTGGCCGTTTACGGCAACATGGTCGTCACCAAACAAGGCCAGGCGCTGTATGCCAAAGTGCAAGCGGGTACTCAAATGCAGTTTACCCGTCTGCAGATCGGCAGTGGGCAACTCACGACGCAACTAAGCGGCGCCCTAACTTCAGGGACGTCCTACACATCCATCCCTGTTCAGGCGCTCACATCTCCTGTCGTGAGTGGCCAGACGATCACCATCGGCACGGGTAGCACGACACAAACGGTCACGGCAAGTGCCGCGGCGTCTGTAGGAGCCACGAGCATCCCGGTTGCGGCATTCACTGCGAACGCGAACTATCCTGCGGGCACCACGGTGACGTTGGTTTCCGACCCGACCACGCTCACGGGGTTGCTCAGTCCGATTGATTGGGTGCCAATTAACTCGATCTCGACAAACGGCAACACAGCAAATATCCTCGCTATCTACCAGAACACGAAACTCCAGCAACCTACGTACACGTGCGAGATCGGGCTATTCGCGCAAGACCCGCAGGCGGGTGAGATCCTATACGCCTACGCTAATGCTGGGGCTCAAGGGGACACCTTTCCGCCGTACTCAGCCGGGCCGTACTCGCGGCAGTTTCAGCTGGCGATTGCCATCGGGAACGCGACACAAGTGACGGCCAACGTCCCGACGGGTACCTGGATCCCGGTGTCACAGATGGGGGTACCCAATGGAGTAGCGACCCTCGATGCCACCGGCAATGTGCCGTTGTCACAGCTCGGAAACGTGCCAAAGCCGGGAACGGCATCATCAACAGCGTTGGGGCTTATTCAGTTACCACCGTCAGCCGGCACACCCACCAACCCCGTCGCCGTGTATCGCCCCGTCAGTGTCCGAGACATGACCCTCACGTCCACATCAGCCACGACTGTACTCAGCTACACGCCAGCCGCATCAGGACAGTTTAAGGTGAGCGGCTATCTACGTGTGGCCAACGCGGCGACCGGCGTGACAGTGACGCTGACGTACACCAGTCCATCCGGTTCACAGACCATTACGCTTGTGCCGCAGTACACCTTGGCGGTCGGTGACTACACCATAACAGCTACGACTTTTGAGGCTACAACAAGTAGCGCCATCACACTTACAGCTACAGCAGGCACAGCGAACAACGTGACAATCTCCGCAGTACTGGAGGCGGTGTGATACATGAGTCAAGCGATTGTACCTTCATCTGCAGTTCCGTTTGGCGCGCCCGCAATCACAGCAGGCGGTATCAACGGACTTGGTAGTTTACGATTCGTGGGCACCACAAACGGAGGCCCACCGACGAGCGGGACGTACAACACGAGGGATGTGGTGTTGGATCTCAACACGCTGCTCCTGTGGATCTGTACCTCCGGCGGCACCCCTGGCACGTGGACGGGTTTGAGTTACTTGCGAACGGATAGCGGCGCGCCGAATCCGCAGATGGTGCAACAGCCGGTAGTATTTCAATCGAATGCAAACCAATCAAGTCAGCAACCGATTCTTGCCAAATCCCCTGACGGGAGCTATATCGCTCTTGCTCCTAGTGTAACAGTAGGAAGCTGGAATGCCCTCGTTCAAGCCGGGGATGAAGTGCTGGTATTCGTTAGCAAAGGCAATCCTACAAATCCATCCTTTTTGTCTATTGTGCCTTGGGCAAGCAAAACCGCTGGAATCCGAATCGGAAGCGATGGAACAGTCAAAAGTGCCAACAACACTCTCGATGACGGTTCTGGTGGCATCGTAGCGGCTGGAGCTATGAAAGCGCAAGGTGCTTATTTTGTGCTAGAAGCGCTGAGCGGAGGGTACAAAATCCAGTCAGGCGCCGCTAATATCTCAAATGTATCGCCGAACACAGTATACACGACTACCATCACGTTTCCTGTACCCTTTTCTTCCGCCCCGTATGTCTACGTCACATCCAATACGAACACAGTAAACAATAGCTATACGG